TCGTGCCGCTTACGTCGGTATCCAGCAAGACGGACAGCAGCACCGTGGCGGCGTTACCCTGGTTCACCTCGACCACGATGTATGCCTTTAGGGCATTCTTCAGGGTGCGATAGGAACTGGTCCGGCCGGCCGCGTCCGCCGCAGGCGAGAGAAGCGACACGGGCGGGATCTGATACGGCAACGAAAATTGACGAGCCATGATATGGCCTCCTGCCGCCCCCCAAAGCGGCAAAAAGATGACCAGCGCGGCGGGGGACCGCGCCGCTGTCAGGATTAGCGGTTGGCGAGGGTGATGAAGGGCGACTTGGTGTTGCTGCCCTTGAAAGGCGTCAGCGGAACGGACCACATGGGCTTGCCGTCGACACGATAGGTGATACGGAACACCATCTCGTCCGTCAGGAAGGCAACATGCATGGATGTCGCGGCCTGCACACCGTTCTTATCGACCAGCGTATACTGGCTCATGTCTGCCAGGACGATATCGCCCTCGGTGCCGAGGGTGTTGTTGTATTCCGTCCAGACCACTTCACGGCCATAGAGGGTGGAATACGGCGTAGCCGACAGACCGCCGGGCGGCAGGTAGACCAACTGGCCGCCGGTGCCCACCGCTTGGTTCATCTGCATCAACTGCGGCAGCACATCCTGATTGATGTACCAGACCGCGTTCTTCTGCGACCGCGCCCACATGCGCGCCCACATGTTGTCGATATTTTCCTTGACCAGGGTTTGGGACGCCTGACCGTTCTGCTTCGGCACCGTCACCCTGGCGGGGCTGTTCATCCAGCCGAGGGGCATGCCGGCGCCCGTGCCTTCAAAGATAGCGTCCTCGGTCATGAACATGATTTCTTCCGAGAATGCTTGCGACGCGATCGAGGTCAGCGCCGTTGCATCCTGCAGAAGCTCGTCGGTCGTATACATGACCGACATCATCTTCTTGAGGTCGAACTCGATCAGGCGGAACTTCGGCTTGGATGGGGTAACGGCCGTTCCTTCGCCCACCCAGTTGGACGACACGCCGCCCCAGCGTGACCCGGTCTGACGGCTGGTTTCGTCGACGCCTGGAATCTTCAGACCATTGGACTTTTCACTGATGGGGATCTTGTTCACGCGGCTGATGATCTCACCGAGATCGTGCGCCAGCATGAAGATCGCCGCGGCGAAGTCGACCTGAACCAGAAAGCCGCCGCCCGTCGGATCGACATCGGATGCGCCAGTCGGTGCGCGCACCAGGCGACCGTCAGTGTCGGAGCCCTTCGAGCTGTAATGCTTGAAGATCGACTGCAACTGCTCGCCCAGGCTCCGGTAATGACTATCGGCGCGCGGCGTGAAGTCCAGCCCCTTGCGAGCCAGGCCGAGATAATCGTCGAAGCCCTTCAGACGGCCAGGACGCGGGTCCATTCCGCGGATCTGCGACAGGGTGCGCTGCGAAGGGTTGATCTCCGATGCGCCACCATCGTCAAGGGCACCGCGACCGGCTGGACGCGCGAGACTGGCGGAGCGACGCTCGGCGTTCTCCAGGTCGCGGATTTCCGCTTCCATTCCCTCGATCGCGCGCTCCTTGGCGGCGAACTCCTTCGTGCCAGCGAAATTCGGCAGTTCATCCACCGCCGTGCCCAGGGCCTGGCGGAGCAGCAGCAGCTTGCTCATTTACATTCTCCGTAGGGACGCCTTGCCCAAGGGCGATATGGGCAAGGCCGGGTCAGGCCTTATGTTTACGTTTCAGTGCCGCGGCGCGCCGAAGCTGCGCCGCTTTTTCCGCATCGGGATCGTCGTCGGCCGGGGGATCGCTATCGGGATCTTCAGTGCCGTCTTCATTCAGCGCGTCGACCACGCCGTCGAGATGGTCCATCGCCTTGGCGTAATGGCCCATCGCTTCCGCCTGGAAGGCCTTCGCGGTCCGCATGCACTTGTGGGCCATGCGGATCGCATCCTCGTGCGCCAGCGGCGGCTCATTCTTGGGGTCGCCGTCGTCAGCGTCCTTGCGATGCGCTGCCAGGATGCGCTTCAGGGCACGAAGGAGCGCTTTCTCCGCATCATCGTCCGGGTCTTCCTCGCGATGGATCGAGCATTGGCTCGGATCGTCCATGCCACAGGTGTCCGTGGCCTTGCGGCCGCAGTTTTGCTCGTCCTCGGCGGGCGTCCGGCGATGGATGTGAGGGACAGCGCGTCGTGCCATCGGCGGTTCCTTTGCGGCCTTGCGGAGGCGTTCGAGTTCGGATCGGGGGATGATGATCTTGCCGGCGCCGTCGAGCGCCTTCTCGGCCCATTCAACCAGCGGCCGAGTGTCGATGCCCTTCGCACGAGCTTCCCCGAGAGCGTTCGGATTGGCAGGAACTGGGCAGACGGAGATTTCCAGAAGGGTTTGTTTCAGGAAGTCGATGCCCCATTCCCGGTCATCTTCCTTCGACCACTCATAATCGATGGGGATGAAGCCGACCGAAACGGCATTCAGGAAGTTGCCCAGCGTGAGGCGATAGATCGTGTCAGCAAAGGCGTAGGTCTCAGGCGGAGCGAACTCGATATCGCCCATCAACCGTTGGCCTTCGATACCGACGTTGCTCGCCCTGCCGATCGGCGGAGCAGAACTGTCGTGGGCCCACAAAGCGACCGGGTTGCGGTTGAAATCAGTCAGATCCCAGCCGGCCGGGTCGATTGTATCGCCCATGCGGTCGACATTGCCATCAGAGAAGCAAAAGCGGATCGTGCGACTGCCGTCGTCCAGCGCTTTCGGTGTGATCGCGCTGACGCGGAATACAGCCCCGGACGGGTCGCGCTTGGCGCGCACTTCCTTGCGGAACTGCTCAACGCTGATCAGTTTTGTCATTGTGCCTTCAAACTCCAGGCGCGGGATCGTCAGCCGGATTGCGGTTCGGGTCGCCATCGCCGCCCTGCGCTGGCGTTCCGGTCGCGTCACTCCCAGGGCCGTTCCCGGACTTCTCTGGCGCAGGCGTGCCGAGCGGGACCATGTTTCCTGCCTGGAGAACCTCATCCCCATGCGCCGCGTCCGCCATACCTTCGGCTCTACGCGCCTCGTTGACCGACATCCATGGGCCGCCGACGCCCTGCCGGTATGCCGTGAAGCGGGACAGCAGATCCGCCTTCACGAAGTGGCCGTAATCGAAATCGAGAAAGAGGTTTTCACCATCCAGGCCGAAGAACTTTTCACCCTTGGCTTTCCAGCGCTCACAATACCCCGAGATGGGGCCATTCAAATATTGCTGGCCCATCTGCACCATGGCTGGGCCTTCGTTTTCGCCCTCAATGGCTAGTTTGTAAGGCGGAACATTAAACGCGCGAGCGATGTCCCGAATTTGGAAGTTACGGGACTCAATGAACTGGCTGTCCACCATCGTTAGGCCGAGCGGCTGCCACTTCAGCCCTTGCTCAAGTACCGCAGTAGCGCCGGAATTCGATGGGCCTCCCTGCACCCGCTGCCATTCGGAGCGGACCATTTCCCGCGCCTCTTTTGAGGCAAATTTCTGCTCGGTTGAAAGCACGCCGCCAGTCCGGGCACCCTGACCAACGAAGCGCGCCTGGTGCTTCTCCAATCCGATCGATAGGCCGATCGATTCCCGAACCATAGCCAGCCGCGACGATCCCAGTAACGAATTCCACTGTGACAGCCAGCGAAGATGCAGCATATCGCGAGACGGGATCAGAATCGGCTGCTCTCGCAGCATCGCCATCTCATGCAAGCCGTTCCGCGTAACCGCGTAGAACCATTCTCCTGACGGCGCCTCGAATAAACCCACCCTGTCAGGGTGAATGGGAACCAAGTAAAGCGGGATTCCGCGACCGTCCCTAACCGCCACTGCATAACCATTGCCGCGCAGCACCAGGGACGCCTGAAGCATCTCCTTGAACTCAAAACCGGTTTGCCAGTCGTTCGGCTCACGGAGCAGGCGGTGCAGGAAATGATCCCTGGCGGCCTCCTTCCCGCCATCGGACAAGCGCCGGAATACCCCCAACGGGATCTTGGCTACATCCTCTGCCAAAATAGACACGCACGCCATGACAGCGACATGGCGCATGGCAGTCTCAGTGTTTACCGAGACGCCGGAATTCGATATGCCGCCTTCACCCCATTCGCGGAAAAGGCGATCGACCTCGTCATCGCCAGACCGGCGAATCGCGAAGTTGGCGACGCGCGACCAGAAGCCCATTGTGTCTTAGACTCCGGTCATTGCAGGACGAAGAGTCCCCTTCCATCGGCGTAAAGGCCGTCATCTTCCCGCACCATCAAGCGACCGAGCGCCATGATACAGGCGACCACGCCATCGATCTTGTTCTCGGGCCGCTCTTTGCGAGGATAGATGTTATCCTTGTTGTCCACATGGCAGACCACATTGGATACCATCCAGGAAAGCACCTCGTCGCCGTCGTGATGGAAGCGACCGGACCTCGCCAACGCATCAAGCTCCTTCATCGGAGCTGAGAAATTGCCGACCGTGTTACGAAATTCGATTACAGCCGCGCCTTGCGCCTGCAAGCGCTGCGCTAATTGAGTCGCTTGCCATGGATCGTAAGCTATTTCGCTCACATTGAACCGACTGGAGTCTTCGATGAGGTCATTTTCGACCATTTCGAAGTCCAGAACATCCCCGGGCGTGACCGTAAGCCGTCCGGCGATTTCCCATCCAGGGTATTGCGCATTCCGTCCGTCGGAAACGGCGGACTCCGGCAAATAGTATTGTCCAAACGCATAATAATGCGTCGCTCCGGCTATCTCGCGAGTAAAAATCCGCATTTTTGCGGCAATATCGGTCTTGGTCGCCAGGTCGAGCGCGATAACGCAGGATTCGCCATCGAAATCAGCCAGATTGAGCGTTTTATCTGCCGCACGATCCCACGCGGCCATATCCATCCAGGCCGAATCTGCATTTACCCATATGTCGAGGTGCTTCGTGCGCAGATTGTTTTGCGCTGCCGGCATCTGCATGGCCTTTGCCACGAGGCCCATGACGACATCAGGCTGAACGGACACTCCCCAATTGGGATTGGCTTTCGCGTAAGTCGCTTCGGCCATCCAGTCATCGTCTTCGTCAGGGGCGTAGATTACTCCGAAAAACGCTTCGTCCGCCGCAACGTTATCGAGGAGCTTCGTCAGGTAGCCCCGGACTTCATAGCATATGCCGGCCCGGTTCGATCCGGCCGTTGTGATGCACCAAAGTAGCGACTGGTCTCGCTTGCCGGTGCCGGTTTCGATTGCGTCGTAAACCAGCCTCGTCTTGTGAGCGTGAAGCTCATCAATGCATCCAAAGTGGACGTTCTTCCCGTCCAGCGAGTCTCCGTCTGCCGATAGCGCCTCGAACATCGAGGCCGTTCGAAGGACGCGGATGTTATGAGCGGCAACCTCTATGCCCAGCGCCCGCATCAGTTCTGGCGACTTCCGCGCCATGTGCTGCGCATCCCGAAAGACGATGCGCGCTTGATCCCTGGTCGTTGCCGCGGAATAGACTTCCGCGCCCCCCTCGCCATCCGCTCCCAGCATGTAGAGGGCCGCGCCAGAACTTAGGGTCGATTTCGCGTTACCTCGCGGCACCTCAATGTAGACGCGCCGGAATCGTCGTTTACCTTCCCGAGGACCGCCGGCATGGAGCCATCCCCAGACCGACGTTAAGATCCAGCACTGCCACGGCTCAAGTTCGATGTGGGTGTTGGCCTTGGGCCCTTTGATATGCTTAAGCTGCTCAATGAAGCGACATATCTTGCCGCCCTTGTTCGGGTCGAACCGGTAGGGAAACTGACCGGATTCCGCGAGGCTGATATCAGTCAGATGGCGTTGACACGCAGCCCGCACCCATTTTCCGGCCGATACCTTCCCGCCGACCACGTCCTTGGCATACTGGATGCCGATTGCGGCATGGTCGCGTGGCTGAGGCATCAGTGGAGGAATTCATCATAGGGCGACGTCTCAGGTTCGCCTTCGTCGCCCAACACCTTAGACCGGTCCACACTCGTCATCCCGAGATGCGAGCAGCACCAGGTCATTTGGGACATTTCCGCCCCCGTCAGCCAATCCGCTCGAAACCTCGCGACAAGCCGAGCCAACAACTCAACGACATAGCGTTCCGCGCTCGTCAGAACGCCAGCGGCCACGTTGCTTTCGATCTCCGCCCAGATCTCCGACTCGGCTTCCGTGAAGTATTTCGGCGGCATCCCGAGCGGCCGGGGCGCCTTCGGGCCAATCGGGCGTGTGCGCTGCGGGTCTTTTCGAAACGCGCCGTTTAACTTCAGGACTTCCGTAGGTTTGCGAGGCCTCGCCATGCCGGAATTTCCAAAGTCTCATTTTGCGGACGCGTGTGAATGATGGGAGCGC